GGAGAACATCATGAGTGACCCGATAGAGCGGTTGCGGAGCGCCTGTGTAGTGTTGGTTGGATTGACCGCAAGCCCGTGCTTTGCTATAAGGGGGCGGGCATAGCCTACGAAGTCTCCAAGTTGTGGCCGTGCTTTCTTTGGTGGTAGTGTTGGGTTGTTCCATGGCCTGTCGGTTGCTCCAACAACCGGCAGGTCTTTTTTTTAACACGTCACGTCATAGACCGCCAAGAAGTCGTCAGTGACGCAACCTTGCGCGGGACACATTAAATGATTTTTGGGGTAAAAAGTGCCAATCAATCGGAGGGAAGAAATGAACAGCGAATTTAACCCGATCCACGAACCTGGCACCGTTATCGTTGTGACGCGCCATCCGGCGCTGGTGGAATACCTGCGCGAGCAGGAAATTATCTGCGATCACACACCCGTTTTCACGGGTAACGTCACGGCGCACGGTATCGCCGGGTGTCACGTCATCGGGGTGCTCCCGATGCACATGGCCGCACACGCAGCGAGCATCACTGAAGTCACGCTAGACATCCCATACCATAAGCGCGGCCACGAATTGAGCCTGTCAGACATCTATGAGTGCGAACGTGGAATCCACACTTACACCGTCCGCCGCGAAGAGTTCGCGGGCGTCAGGCACGGGCTTATCAACGACGATGATTTGGCGGCTTTGGCGGACCTTCCTGACTTCGCTTTGCTGAAGTTGCGCGAGGCGGTCGCATCTTCCATGAAGCAGTGACTCAACACGTCACGTTATAGACCGCCAGAAAGTCATCAATCCAGCCGTGAGGCTCGCCGGGATCGGGGATCAACTCCACGGGCGGCGGGCCTATCACGCAGAAGGGGTCAGGAACCCCGGTATTTATCGCGCAACCGCTCACGCTTATCAGCATCAAGCCTGCTGCTGTCACGAGACTCAATCGCATCATTGATCGCATCCAATGCCTGTTCGGCGTCATCTGCACGGTGAGCATCCCGTCCCGCACGTTTGCCGTTGACCCAAAAAAAAACGAGGCCGCCCAAAAGAGCGACCCCGAATCCGAGTACAAGCCAGAGTGTCATTGACGCGCCTGCTTGTCCCACGCCGACCATGCGAGGCCAGCCAAGGTGACAATCGCGCCGACGGCAACTTCGACCTCGCCGCTCTCAAGATACCCGTTCGTGACGAGCAAGCCGCCGCCGAAGGTCAGGATGTGGCGGGCAAGGCCAAGGATGGTTTCTTTCGTCATGTCAGTCTCCTTTGGTGATTTCTTCGGCGCGTTCGTAAAATGCGCCCCAAGTTTCATAGTGAGGTTTCCCCGGACGCCAAGCCTCGATATACTGCCCCCATGCTTTCTCCTGCGTCGTAGGAAGGGCCTGGGGCAGCGTCCAGAGCAACAGGCGTGCAAACACGCACGCTAGAACGTCGTTGTGCTGTATGGCCTCGTAAACGGTCGCGTCGGTGTCGAAATAACCCAACTCACGGGTCGCGCTGACGGCATACAGATTGGATGCGCGGTGCCGGAACACTCCCACGACGCCGCCGCCCTTCTCGAACTGCCAGAAACCCCGTGCCGGCCCGCCGATCTGACGGCGATGCTCAAAGCGGGATTCCTGCAAGCCAATGGCAAGCAACATGGCTCGCGCCTCGCGGCTGTCCATCTTTTTGGGCAGGAACGAGAATGCAGCGGGGATAATGTGGTCGTGGATGTAGTCAATCATTCTCGCCCCCAAGGGCGGCATATCCGGCGAGGTCAATCCATGAATCAGCGTGGAAGCCGTGCTTGAGGCGAACCACCTTCAGCGCCACCATGCACAATGCGACCTGACGCGGCGTGACTTCATGCCCGAGGATCACAGACCACATCGCTGCAATGTCGTCGGCGTTGTCGGACCAATCGCCGTAGTCCTTCTGACGGTCCCCGCGTGTGATTTCAGCGGCAGCGGAAAGGATGTCCTCACGCTTCATCAACGTCCCTCATCATCAGGATGGAATACTTGCCGTGGTGTGTTCCCAGGAACGCAGGCTCCTTGTTCGGGCCGGGGGCGATGCGCCATCCCTGCGCCATGTAGACGAGGAACCCGTGGAGGGGAGCGTAGATAAAGTCTTGGATCACGCCGCATCACGGAGCATGTCAATGCCGCAGGTTGTCCGTGCGACCTCTCCATATTCGGAGTGCATCACAATCAGCTTCATGTCCCTGCCTGACAACCACCCGCCGCCCGTTGCGTATGCGTCATTCGCCGCGAGTGTGCGGACCTGTTCAACGATGCACCCGTTGAACTCCTGCCTGCTGTCGTGGTGGTGATGGCCGCGAAAGAAATACCGATGTTTGGTGATGCCCCAATCTTCGGGCCTTTCTGTCGCCATAATGCCCGGAAGGTCGCGGTCCTTGGTTCTGTCGCCATGGACGAAACCCATCAGCGTTTTGCCGTGTCGGATGTAATGCCGAAGGGTTGGCGCGTCGTGGACTTTCACGCGGGGTTCGTTCTCATAGACGTTCGCCAGAAGAACGCCCATAGCCATGCCAAGCACGGGGTCGTGGTTGCCGACCACCGGAACGAAGTGAACCATCTCGTGGTGCGATAACGCCGTGTGGATGCACTGCCGCACCGCTGAAACGCCGATCCGCATGACCCGTTGCAAACGGGTGTCCACGTCCAGAACGTGGCCGTGTCCGGGCGTCATTCCCGCCATGTTGTCGGCGTGGAAGAAATCGCCAAGGTTGGCAATCACGCACTGCCTGGACGACGGCGCTTGAGATACGAGGTAATCAACTGCTCCGCAAAGATCGCGGCGGGCAATGTCAACGTCGAAGTCATCGCCGGATTCCTCCGCCCACGCGTACATCCCGAAATGTGGATCGCCCCATGGAATGACGGTCATCAGGTCGTCGTTGTAGGACTTGTCTTTGGCGGGTCGGGGCTTCAGCTTCGGCAGGGCCTTCGCGGATTCCTTGACGGCATCCAGCGCCATTTCAAGCAGGCGCTCACGGTCGGCGGTGGTCTTGACCCATTCCGCCTTAACCTCGCCGTCTGGCCCGTAAAGGGTCGAACGTCCCTTGATGATGTAGCCGTCAGGCACGGAACCATCCACGTCCGCTCTGCCCACCACACCGCGAGCGGCGCGAAGGCGATTGCGGTACGTCTCGCGGGGGAGGCCCAAAGCATCTGCCGCCGCCGCCTTATTCCCTTGCGGGCATTCCGGTGTCTTGGTCGCCTCGAATGCCTCTAACGCTTCCTGCTTTTCAGCATCACTTAGGCCAGGGTTTGCCACGGGCGGGCCTTCCTATTGCTTATCCAGCAACCAGATGATCAGCGAAAATTGCGCCGAAACAATTGCCAGAATGCCATAAATCATCCACCGCCGCAAGGCGGTAACATCCTCGCGTAGCCCGCGCATTTCCTTCCGCGCCTCACTCCACCGCTCGCCGCAGCGGTCCTCATGGCTGTCGATCTTGAGTTCTGCCCGCGATGCAATTTCACGCGCACCGTGGTCAATCACTTGATTCGGAAAGCTCACGCGCCCTGCTCCTGCTTCGGCGCTTCCATCGACCGGGACGCGCACCATTGGCCGTCTTCGTTGTCGAAGAACACCACGAAATCCGTTGACGCAATCGCGGAACGGAAAACGACAACGTAATGCTCTTCGCCGATGTTGTCGGTGAAGGTCGTTTCATCCTCCACGTAGCTTTCCGGGTACGCTGAAAGCATGGTATCCACCACGTCCTGCGGCGTTTCACATGACGCGGAAGCCATGAAAAGTGCGCCGATTGCGGCAATTGCGTTCATTATTTTTCCTTTCGCCAATTTCGGCACGCGATCCGACCTTGCATTTCCTTGGGTTGGGTGGCTCCGTTGCAGGCCGCAAGAAGGACAACCAGCACAATCCACGTATCAGCGATCGCCAAAGCAGATGACATTGACTGCATCGGGGTTAGTGTCCGTGCCGCCCGCGTTGACGGTCTTGATCTGCAATTGGCCCGCCGTGATGCCCGACACACGGGCCACGTTGAAGTTTGCATCCTGAAGCGTGATTGTGCAGGTGTATTGTGCGTTAGTAAAATTCACGTCCCATTCCACGGTGAAGTCGCCCGTGCTGTCGTAGGTGACCGAAGCGACATTCTGGCCCGTCACGGTGCCGATAGCGGAACCTGATACTGCGAAGCGGACGAAAGCCTTGGCCGCGTATGGGGAACGAACGACCTGATCCGCAGTCACCGTGCGAAGAGCGGTTTGCGCTTCCATCTCCGCCGCCGTCGCGTTTTCCTGAACACCGGAAATCGTCGTGGAAGCCACGGGAAGGGCTTCCCACGCCACGTCCGTTCCATCGGAGCCAAGAAACAGGTCAGAGCCACCAACAGGGAGTCGTGCGGCGTCGGCGCTTGAGTCACCGTAGATCAAATCCCCCCGAGTGGTGATGATATCGGCGGGGGACGAGGTGTTGACCGTGGGCGAAAGAAGCTGGAAGTTCGTTCCATCGTAAACGACTTCGACCTTCATTCCGGCCTCTATGTCGCCAGCAGCAAGGTCCGCGTCGTTCTCTTTCTTGATGGTAACGGCACCAAGACTGTCCACGTTCAGGGTCACGGTGCCATCGTTGTCCGTATGCGCGTCGAAGCACATTTTCAAGCCATCGTAATAGCTGGACAGCGTTCGGGTCGCTGATAGCGTCCAGACCGACGAAGACCCGGCGGAGGCAATGACACAAGACTCATCGCCTGACCACCGCGCCACGATGCCCTCAAGCGCCCGTGCGCCATCGTTCACGGCGGCTGGACTCATGTTCTCAGGGAAGCGGTCGGTATTGGATGCGTCAACAGCGTCGAGGCTG